TTAGTTAAAGTTTTTAATCTTTTATAATCTGTATTTTCATCATCATCTATAAGTGCACAATTAGGATTTTCTGAATGATTTATAAATCCTCCTAATGGTGTTCTAATATAATCATGTTGAAAATTTGGATCATATACATGACTTATACCTATAACTACCTCTCCCGGAATATCTTCTTTAGCTAGGATCCCTACGCCATGAATGTTTGATGGTCCTATTGTCAAGTATTCTGGTAGAGGGTTATAAGGTTCTTTTTCTTTACATTTATTCATATTAATAATAGTTTTGATCAAACCATTTATCAGCTGATCTATCTTCTAATATATCTTTAACTTCTGAGTTATATAATTCTCTAGTATGATACATACCAATCATTAAAGCCATAACACGGTCAAAGTTTCCTGCATGATTAAATTTTATTAACTCCATTAATAATCCAGGATCATATATTTTATGCAAATTTAGTAATTGTTTTCCATTTTCGTCTTTTCTTCTGACAGTATTTAACCAATCACGTATATATATTTCTCCTTGACGTTTTCTTGCTTCTGTCATATGCATACCATATTGACGTTTTACTGTCTTACTCCTAAGTTCTCTTTTATCTAACATTTCAAACTCTTCTTGTAATTTATGTAACTTCCTATATCTTTTAGCATATGCTATAACTTCTCCACGATCATTCTCAAATCCTATCTTACATCCATAATAATCAGCTAATAAAAATAAGTTTCTATTATATTCATCTTGTGTTTTTGGTCTTCCTACATATGAAGCTACAATAATATCATCTGGTTGAGATATATTATTAGGCCTTTTTAAAACATAAGCTGCTCCTAAAGAGCTAGAATCTGCAGATTGATTTTGTCCATAAGGGTCATGACAAATTACATACATATTTAAAGGAACTTGTTGTTTTTTATTTCTATACGGAGATTCATATATAACTATAGCTCCTGTAGTATCATCATCTTTTCTATGTGGAAATTTTAATACTTGTTTTAAATCTCCATCTATTTTAAATTTAACTTCACCTTTATTATCATGATATAATCTTCCTACAGTACCTATTGAATGAAGATTATTAGCTTTTATATTGTTATACTGCTCTTGTAAAGAAGCTACATCAAATAAATTTGCAGTAACTTGTAATGTAGCCTCTTGAGGAGAAAAAGGGTGCTCTGCTATATATTGGTCTAAAGATTTAGCATCAGCAGCACCTTTCTTCTTTTCCCTCATTTCTTTTTCATATTCAATAGCTATATTAGCTAAAGAATTACCTTCATCATCTATAAATCCATCTAAATTTTTTTGTATTGGAATAAAGTACCCACATTTACTACCCATAGCTCCTTCAT